ATAGGAAGCACAGAACGCGGTATAATTGGCGTGAGTGCAATGACTTACTAGGAGATAAACAATGGCAGCAGGACTAGGATACAAAGAATTTGCGACGGGAGACGTATTAACGGCTGCTCTCGCTAACGGCTATCTAGCCTCTCAGGTCGTCATGGTCTTTGCTGACGCAGCAGCTCGTACTTCTGCAATTACCAGCCCTCAAGAGGGAATGTTCTCATATCTCAAAGATACCAACGCTACTGAATATTACTCAGGATCAGCATGGACAGCAGTTGGTGGCGGTGGCGGTGGCGGTAAAGTCCTTCAGGTAGTCTCTGCAACTACTACAACTGCGACATCTAGCAGCTCGACAACACTGGCAGACACAACACTCACAGCGACAATTACGCCAACCTCAGCAACCTCTAAAGTTCTAGTTTTAGTAAACCAAAATGGAATTTTAAGAAGCGACGGAAACGCCAATAGTGCTCTTACTCTCAAGTTGCTTCGAGGCGCAACGGTTATATCCCAAATTGCAGATACAAGCGTTTACACCGGAACCGCATTAGTTCTAACAGTCCCGAGCGCTAGCATGAACTATTTAGATAGCCCAGCAACTACATCAGCAACAACATACAAGACACAATTTGCAAACAGAGTTGCAGCTGCAGAAATCGTTGTGCAGCATCAAAGCAATATGTCATCAATCGTATTATTAGAAATTGGAGCTTAATATGATCACAGGCGCAAATGTATTGGGAATGCTTATCCCTTCAGGTGGCTGGTATATCGCTGGTAATGATTATGAGAATATCCAGTTCCTCGAATGTGAGCCAATTACAAAAGCAGAATTTGAGGCAGGCTTTGCTAAGTATGAGGCTTTCAAGCTGGAACAAGACGCAAAGCGAGCAGCTGACAAGGCTGCCTTGTTAGAGCGTTTGGGAATTACTGAAGCAGAAGCTCAATTGCTACTGGCATGACTCCCAAGTTATGCAAATCAGGTCGGCAATTAAGAGAGCAAATTGATGATAGTTTCCCTGACCGAGACAGAAGTTCCGATGGCTGGGTTGGCGATGCACGTCACGCAGCGCGCCCTTCTGATCACAATCCTGATAAACAAAATATCGTCTGGGCAATTGATACCGACAAGGATTTATCTGGAAAGGCAAAGCCGGATTTCGCCTCTGACCTTGCAGATCAGCTTCGCATCTATGCAAAGGCTCATGGCAGAATCAGCTATATCATCTACAACGGGAAAATTGCATCAAGCAAGAGGAATTGGCGTTGGAGAACTTACACTGGGATTAATAGCCACCGTACTCATATCCATTGCAGCTTTACTAAGAAAGACGATTCGAGTGCTTTCTTTGATATTCCGTTACTAGGGGGAAAACAATGAACATGAAGCATCCAGCAATCGTCAGCCTTGGAGCATTCCTAGCGGTCTGGGGTACAACCTCGAACTTCGCTCTGGACTATCGCTCTATCCTCGGTTCAATCGTGGCAGGCGTATTCGGATATGCGAGCCCTAAACGATGACACAACAGGATTTCTTTACTCTCTACTTTGCAAGCTTGGCTATCGTTGGTGGCCTGTCAGGGTTTGTTATCACTCATTTACTGGCAGAAATTAAACGACTCCATACGCGTGTCGATGAGATCTATAACATACTTCTAGACAGATAATAAAGCCATGGCGAGGAAGCGACCAGTTATCGACCTTGATACTTACAGCGCTCTAGATGCTTATTGCATAGCGATGAATGAGTATTACAAGTCCCTGCGCAGAGCTGGGTTCACAGAGACTCATGCCTTCTGGCTTCTATCAGATCGCGAAACCTTCCCTGATTGGATTATCCCTAACCTTCCCAATCGAATCGACAACATACCCTATGACGACGACGATGAGGACTAATGAAAAAAATAGTTATTCTGTCAGACCTTCAGGTGCCGTTTGAAGATGTGCATCTCACTCAGAATATAGCTAAATTCCTACAGAAGTTTAAGCCAGATCAGACAGTAACCATCGGTGACGAGATTGACTTCCAGACCATAAGCAAGTGGTCAGAGGGTACGCCTCAAGCCTACGAGCAGAGCCTTGGCGATGATAGAGACCGCTGCGTAGAGCTTTTGTGGGAGCTGGGGGTCACGGACTGCATTCGTTCTAATCACACGGATCGTTTGTACAACATTATTATGAAGAAAATACCCAGCTTCTTATCTCTGCCAGAGCTGCGCTTCGAGAAGTTTATGAAGTTCGATGAGCTTGGCATTACCTTTCACAAGAATCCCATGAATATAGCTCCTAACTGGATTGCCGTTCACGGGGACCATACCCCTATCAAGCAGCAAGGGGGCCTGTCGGCCCTTGAGGCGGCCCGTAGGCATGGCAAGAACGTAATCTCAGGTCATACTCACAGAGCAGGGCGAAGCGCCTTTACAGAGGCTTCTGGGGGCCGTATAGGCCGTGTCCTGCATGGCGTAGAGGTGGGCAACTTGATGGATTACAAGCAGGCTAAGTACCTAGGGTCCACAGGCTCAGGAAATTGGCAGCAAGCCTTTGCGATTATGTATGTCCACGGCAGCTCGGTACAGGTGGATATCATCAACATTGAGAAGAATGGCACTTTTATTGTGCAGGGCAAGGTATATGGCAGAGTCCGTTAGCATCGCCATTCCCTATTTTGAGGATGAGGATCCATCTCAAATCGTTATCATTTCGTTATCTAAAATAGGTGGGTGCCGGTTCCACCTCATGTAATCTAGCCCTAACAACAACAGAAAGGGCTCAGCATGACAATTACAGTAAATGAATTAGAGCAAGATTTTGAGCGTTTGACAGAGACTTCAATGCTCTGGCAGGCAAAGGATTGGCTAAAGCAAGAAGGCCGATTTGATGGGTCTGTGGCATTTCATCACAGAGTTATTTACTTCTTTGAGCGCTATGTAGATTTGATGGCAGCTAAAGCAATCCTGAAGGAATTGAATGAGGATTACTCGGTCCTCTACGACAACGCCCTAGATCAATGGGTAATCACATCTACTTACGCAACAGAGAGCTGGAGATAATGAACGTATATTTGATGACATTCCTATTCTCAGTAATCACTTACGGCTTGGGATATTACGCTGGCAATTCTGATGGCAAGGTCGAGGGCCGCATGGCTGTGCGCCGCCATTATGAAGAGCGCGAGCGCCAACTGAAGGTGAACCGATGAATGCTAGAGACTTTCTCAATGAAGCGAGAGCTACTATCCAAGACCGAGGACTTGATTACGGTCACCCATCGGACAATATGTCGAGGGCCGCTGCACTCTGGAGCGCATACCTCGAAATGCCAGTTACTGATTATCAAGTGGCGATGTGTTTGGCATTGGTCAAAGTCGCGAGAAGTATGGAATCTCCAAAGCCAGACAATTTCATCGACGGCTGTTCGTACTTTGCAATAAGTGGCATGCTTCATACAGAAGAGAACGAGCTATATGTTTAGATCAGAGCTAGGCATTTTTCTCAATAGAAAGCAATGGCGTGAATACAAACGCCTAAGCGAAGCCGACAAGCAAGAATTCATTCATCGCCTTGAGTGGTATTACCCAACGAAAGAGGAAACTAATGTTTAATTTATCTGAATATCAGACATGCGCTGAGCGCCTAGAATTATTCTGGAAGGACAATCCCGATGGAAGAATTGACACAAAGCTTATCGAAGCAAGTGCAACGCGCTTTATCGTACAGGCGTTTATCTATAGAACTGAAGCTGATCAACACCCTTGGGCTTCTGGGCTCGCAGAAGAGACGGTTCAAGGTCGTGGAGTCAACGCTACTTCTGCTCTGGAGAACTGTGAAACGTCGGCGTTAGCGCGCAGTTTAGCAAATGCAGGATATAGCCCTAAAGGCGACCCGTCAAAGCGCGCAAGTCGCGAAGAGATGAGCAAGGTTGCCGCACAGACAGAAGTAAAGGCTAATCTCGATAAGGCAAAGGCTAAGATGGCAGATACTTCTCAGCAATATGTTCCAGTCGCAAAGGAAGAAGATCCATGGACAATAAAAACTGCTGCACCGGTAACAACAATGGAGCAAGCTGTAGAGATGGTGAAGGATGTCCTTGGTGGCACTCCGACAGACGAGAGCTGTATCCATGGCAGCCGTATCTGGAAAACCGGAACGACTAAGCAGGGCAAGCCTTGGGGCCATTGGAAGTGTCCTGTAAGCCGACAGAATTTTACTGATGAACCTTGCGAACCTATCTGGTACGAGATAAGTGCAGATGGCACTTGGAAGCCACAGGTGAAGCGTGGGTAAGTTATTCTTTCGCAATATGGATGATGAATGGGAGCAATTTCCTACTGATGAAGAGCTATTCATGGCACAGCAATCAGCTCATGATCTACAGGCTCTAGGCTTTGCGATTATCTGCCAGCTATGTAATGAGCCACCAACGGTTTCACAGATAAAGCTTCGAGCATTGCAGAATGCTTGGAAGTGTGACAAATGCGGAACACTTAATTCAGCAGGTAAGGCATGAAGCATACCTATAGCTTTCAATCAAGCTTCGGTTGGACTAATTGCGATCTATGCGACAATGATGTTATGTGTAATGAATACACGCGTGGCGATGGGCTAGTTGTATGGCTGTGTAAGAAGTGTGAGGATATCAATCACTTATGACACGTCATCGGAAGGACCGAGGCTTTCGTACTGAGCGAGTGGTTGCAGCCTATCTCTCGCAATGGTGGAGAAGCGCAAGCATCGGTAGAGGGGCTGGGAAGGACATTCACCATGTCCCGTTCGACATAGAAGTCAAGGCAAGAAGCGACTTCTCACCCCTCGCATTTATCAAGCAAGTCGAGAAGAGAGCGCAAGGCAAAGAGCTCAGCGCTGTGGTGTGCCGCATGAACGGACAAGGCGAGGATGCCCGTGAGTATCTTGCCTTCATGAGGTTTCAAGACTTGGTTGATTTAATGTTAAGAGCTGGATACGGCGATATTCAAGATGATACTGATAAACTTGAA